GTGGTGGAGATACCAGCAACCTGTACCTTCAAGTCAGCATAGCCCTTGATCTTACCGTTTGCATCAAACTCTGCTGCCATCAGACTAAGAAGGTGGTCATTCTGATATACCCATGTACCATAATAGAGATCTTCAAAGTCTTCACGACTACCAATCTCTTCGTCAAGGTCGGCACGTAGGTTTTCAAAAGCACGGTCAGCAGCATCCTTGTTGTTGGTGACAGTCTGACGAATATTGTCAAATTCTATCTCGATTTCGGCAACAGCCTTATTCAAGTCAGAAGTCTGTTTTGCAGCCTGTAAGGTGATCCTGCGAGAAGTCTGCTCAAACAGAGTCTCGTAAGTCTCACGACTGTTTACGATAGGATCAGTACGAAGGGCGATAAGGCGAATATAGCATTCTCCAGTATATGATACTATCATACGCCCACTCTGGCCAGTGTATGCCCAGGGATTGGCCTCAGTGTCTTTTGACTGAACAAGTTCCCACTCCCTTGTTGCATTCAATGACTTGCTCCATGATGATATTGTACTTCCATTGCTTTTGACAAAAGAGACTGTCAGTGTGCCAGACGTGATTGGTATCATCCTGATACCCATATATAGTCTGTCTTCAACCTCCTTTGTATTGGTGTAGTTTTCATTCTGGTCATTGTCAGAGGCATTCTTCTTGTGAGTGCCGTTCTGTCTGATGTCGGAGAAATTCTGATAAACACCCATACCAAGAAGATGAAGCACTTTCATGCCAGCATATTCGGCAACGGTAGCAGTAAGACGATTCTGATAGGCAAGCATGGCACCGTTCACCATCAGTGGAGTACCATCACCGCTGTTGATGGTCTGCTGTGTCACACCAGAAGGGGCAGCACCGCCACCAACTGCACAGACATTCCATCCTTCCATATCGCGGGCAAAGAATCCGTTTGTAAGGAAGTTATCATCATCGTCAATATTGTATGTCGTTTCGGTATAGACAGACTTCATCCTCTCCCTTGTTATCTCAAGGCTGGAGTTATAGCTCTCGCCTGTCTGACGGTTGAACATCTTACCGACTGCATACAGATTAGGCAGATATGCACCGTATTCTTCGAGCCATCCAAACAGATCGGTCCTTACACCAGACAAATTGCCGATACGAAGTTTCAATGAGTTATTCGGATCGGTCTTCATACCGTAGTACACATCTTGGTAAGGTGTGTTGGGGCCTACTGTGATAATCTGCATCAGACCCTTGCGTTCGGGATCGGTCTCGTTGTCAAGTCTGACAAAGGTATCTTTTTTGGCAATGACAGTTGCGGGAGTTCCATTCTCTGCAGAAGTGGTGAAGTTCTTGAACGTGATCCAGTCCAGACGGTCACCGTTCTCGTCTTTCATACCACCTGTGCCCGAGTCAGTGACAATCAGCTCATAGCTCTTGGTGATATAGCCGTCACCGCCACTGACAACATCATTGCCAGCAAGGTATTGCTGACATCTGATATAGTCGCCTTGCTTGAATGGTACGGCCTTGATTCTCTCACACTCTGTAGAGAGCCATACCTTACCAGTAGCGGGATCGTAGTGGTGTACCTCCATCATGGCAGCGAAGACGTAGTTATCAAACTCGCCTCGAAGCTGAGAGACTATCATTTCATAGACACGAAGCGTCTCACGGACGGTTACACTGTCTATCTCAAGTGTATAGTAATCTTCTTCGACACCAGCCGAATTGATGCGAGTCTTCTTCTGAATAGCCCATCCTTTACCACCGAGGAAAGCACTTATGAAGTCAATAGAAGAGAGATCACCTCCAAAGGTAGAGTTGTTGACCACAAATAGTTCCTGCAACTTCGCAAGCCCTCTTGTGATAAGCGTCTCTATCTCCACATGGCCCTCTGGAGTGATGATACCACCCTCTATTCCTTCTGCGTATTTGCCGATAAGGATATTGCCTAATGTCTGGAGACCAACGTTGAAGATGGTCTGGTTAGTCACCTCTCCGATATGTGCAGACTGAGTGTATATCTCCTTGGCTCTCAGCAGATGTCTGACTGTTGCATAGTCAATTTCCATCAGCCAGTTATCAACGAGATTCTTCCATATCGAGAAACCTATTCCGTCATTGTGGTCCTCTGTCTTGATTGTACCATCCTCAAGTTCGGTCTCTTCCGTGGTCCACTCGCCTAATTTGAAATCAGGTGACTGAACCATTAGGTCAGCAATGATGCCTGCGAAGAAACGGATAAGATAGCGAGTCTCGTCTTCACGGATCTTTGACAGATATGAGTTGTTGCCTATCTGCTTGATCAGTTTGGTGATCTCTTCTTGTGACAAGATTTCACTAAGACCGCTCATGCCACCCATGATGTCGATGGCACGTTGCACATCTGACACCTCTTTGTCATCACGAAGCACCACATCATAAGTCGGAATGCCATTGTTACCAGACTCATGAATAGTGATGCTGTCGATATATGTTGTGAGATTCAGATCAAGGTCTTCATCTTCTACATGTATGCACATTCCAGCCATCAGCGTGTCGTGAAGACTTGTAACAGTGCTTCCCTGTTTTGTGGCCTCGTCATGCTGATGCGCCATGAATATCTCGTCAACCTTCGGGATATATGTATTCTTTGGCTCGTCTATGCCATCAAGGAAATTGCAGGACTTTATAAGAAGCCTTGCTGCAGCAGAATCCACATAAGATGATGGCATCTGTAAACCAGTAACTACGAAAGTGTCACCGCTCAGAATTTGGCAGTAATACGAAATATTGTTCTCGTAGTATGGGAAATATCGGCCAAGTGAACTATCCTGTTCCCGTTCAAGTTTCAGCTCCCATTGCCCATCAATGAGTTTCGGCTGACTCAGCAACTTGAACTTGCGGCCTGTACAGAAGCCACTTTTCATTTCCAGATAGATGTCTTCCTGACGGCTTTCCCAAGCCTCCTTCCAGTCCAATGCACTGTTTGACGCAACCTTGATGATAAAACTGATGTCGGTCTGCTCTCCGAGGTAGCCGTTATCTGTAATCTTCGATCCTGTAGTCACGACACCAGCACCAGTACCTTCGATACTTGGCATGATCTCTGGCAGATCTTCGTTGCTACCGTCAAAATAAACAGAGCCTTCTTTCTCACCGATGTCATTTGCATTTATCGATCTTATCCAAGGTGACATGACCTCGTTGGAGAATGTAAACCTTGCAAGAAGAGAACTTGCAGTGGCACTTGATATTTCGCTCGATACGATGGAGCCGTTCGCAACGGCATTTACCCAAGCATTAAGCGACATATCTGGAAATCCTGGCAGCATGAGGTTGCTGATAGACAGCAGGGCAGGGTATTTATCTTGATTGGTGAAGCTGATGTGATCCTGCGGCCATACGTTCTTGTCAAACCCAGCCTTGAACACAACAACCTTACCTACGGCAAGACTTCTGATATACGAGACGAGTTTGTTCAGGTCCGGCTCGTCACCTTCATCCTCATTCACCCGATGCTCGACATACATTCTTATTGTCGGATATGTCGAATTGGCAAGGTTCTCAACCTTAGAATAGATCTCTATGCCGTCTATACTCGTCTTCGTCACCCAACCAACCTGATAGGTACCGACGCTTGGATCAATCATGTTCCTGATGTTGAACATGCCTGCCAAATACGGAATATCAAGACTGAACTCTGCATAGTTGTATTCGAGATTCTGCGAGTGGATCTCCGTGATTACAGCATAGAACTGCTTGTGAAGATTGGCATAGTAGTTGAGAGGAAGATTCTGAGACGATCCATAAGCGTATAGTTTTGTCACTACTGACTGAGAATCATCACAGGTCTTGTCTATCTCATAGAGTCCGTTGTTCTTTCCATACTTGAAGATCTGGTTTGCGGCAATGGCAGGAGCACCAATGACGATAACCCTGTTCCTTACGACAAAACTCAAACCGAAGTTCTTGTATGACAGAGAAAGAATGTTACGGCAAGTCTGATTGTCAACACTGATATTGATGTCGGTGTTACCCTCAGTCTTCGATAGTTCAGACTCAGAAAGAGACGAAATGGTCTTCGCTTCCGGATGATAGTATTGAAGCCAGGCACTATCTGGCACATGGCTATTGATTCTTTGCCGTGTACGTCTGTAGTTTGGTGTCAATACGGTCCACGCCGTCCCTGTGGCGCGGTCAAGATTGGCCTGCAGTCTGTCTGCAAGGTCCTCTATGGAACCTGCGAAAAAGGCAAACTTACCCTGAGAAGAATATACGTTTGTGTTTGATGCAGAGTTCCAGTTTAGGACATAATCCTTGAAAGCAATATCATTAAGTTCTCTTGCCAATGAGTAGAGCTTGACGTTCTCATAGACAAATGCTTCACCGTAACTATCTTTACGTGCCTTCTTAATGACATTCGGATTGTAGTCTATATTAAATACCTCACCTCTGTAAGTCAGACAATCACCGAAATGGAAGTCTATAGGGGTGGGGGATTTGACGGTAACGGTAACATACTCGTCTTCCATCCACTCACCATGATATTCAAGGTCGTGGACGGTAACAACTGGATTCCTGTCAGGATCAGTGTTCTTGCGATATATGTTCCAACTCTTACTCATGCTGTTGGCTTGTATAAGGTCGTTGAGCGACTATCAATCATTATTTCGGTTACAGGATCATTCACTTTGAATGTTACGGAGAATATCAAATACCACCAGCCATCATCACCCTGAGACCATTTCGTGCTATCGTCAATGCTCTCAAAACGCACATTCTGACGGCCAACACCAGTATGCGAGGAATACATCATCAGCATTCCGCTTTCACGGAGGAATTTCACGAATGCCTTAACATTCTCCCTGACTCCTTCTCTCGATGCGTCAATTGTATCTTCCTTGCACTTACAGCCAAATTCTACCTTGATGCTGTAGGCTTCTATGTATAGACCTTCCGATGAGATATACTCTTCGTCACCATGTTCGTCAAACCAAGTCCGCTTTGCTGGTGCCTTTGCCTGATTGAAGATCTTGAAGGGAATATCTTTGCAATAGATATTCCATTTCCCAACAGATTCATTGATGGAAGAGCCAGTTCCCATCTTCTGCAAGAAAAAGTTTCTCCATTTCTCCATAAAGCAAATTCGTATTTTCGTTATCCTGAATAGTTGATGTAAGCTCACCTCTTTTGGAAGAGGATATTATTTTCAGCGACAAAGATACGAATAATTTCCGTATAAAAATACAATTACTATGAATATTTATGCAATTTAACAGAAAAAATTGCATACTTCTTGGAAATAAGTGAGTTTTTTTCTAATTTTGTTACCAAAAGAAGTGTAGGTTTAATCTTTGGATATGTTATTTTGGATTTTCGTTATTGCAGTATTGTCTTCTGTAGGCTATCTTGTCTATCAGGAGTATGTAAAGGCAAGGGATTATGGTGATGAAGGTGCATTGGGCATTTTCTGGAGAAACTTCGGCATCGGTGTTATAGCAGTGATCGCTTTCTGTTTGTTCCTCGGATATAAGTCGCAAAACAAGAAGTCACATGGGTGGCAATATCACGATCAGAATGGAAAGGAACAGATTCAGTATCAAGGTAGCAGGGAACAACAGAATGATCTTGATGCCATTGACAGGTATGGAAATTCCCATTCAGACTTCTAACAAAAAAGCGGGGAATTACCCCGCTCTTTATTTGATGTGAATCTTTGTTCCCTCTGGCGCAACACCGTGCAGTATATTGTATATCATTTCGACAAACTCAACATTACGGCTTGTGTTGTTTACGATGGCCCGCATCTGTTCTAACTGTGCATTTGCTATCGTGTTGTTCTGAGTTATTGCACTCAAGAACTGAGGATAGTACATGGCAATCATAGAACGATTGACTGATACATCGGCCCTGATGGCATTGATGTACGATGCAATAATATCTTGAGCACCCTCCAAGACGGACTTGATACTGCTTCCGGTAGATGTTCCACCACCGCCACTGCCATTCACTACATCATATCCCTGATACTGGAAAGCGTTCGCTATCGTCTGGCCAAGTGTCTGTGCCAAAGGAAGAATCTGCTCAAATGCCAATGCCATATCCCCTGCGATACTTGCCACACCAAGCATGAGCTGTTGCTCGTCAATAATACGGTTCCCGTTCTGATCCTGCATGGAATAAGCTTTATAAAGATTCTCAAGCTGTTTCTCGAACTTATCAAGAACGGCAACCTTGAGGAACGTCTTCACGGCATCCTGGGCAATCTGTTTGAAGGTGTCACTGGCATAATCCCTGAATGAGTCAAGTGCATTCTTACCACTGCCAAGCCAATCCCAGACGGCATTTACCATATCGTCTGTAAGACCGCCAAAGGTACTGCTGATATAATCCTTGATGGACTTTTCCCACTCGTCATACTGCTCTCTGAGTTCCATCAGTTTCTCAAGCGTCTCTTTGGTCTCGCCAACAAGGGTGATACCGCTGTCAAGAACAGCCTGCGCAACTTTCAGATCTATAAGACCAGACTTGTCAAAGAGGTCAAGACCAAGATTCTCTTTGGTCCATTCCTCAAGGTTCTGTGTCTTCTCGCTACGGAAGAAGGTTCTGTGCTGAGTCTGAACTTTCATGTTGCTGCGGGCATCCACCTGACCATTATCATAGGTGATAGCGTCAATGCCTGCCTGTACAGCCTGACCGACGGCATAACCGACACCAGCGGCTATTGCAGTTCCTATTGCTGCAGCTGTTATTCCAGTAACGGCAACCGTTCCTGCACTCAAGGCACCAATAGCTGCTGCGCCGAGAGCGCCGACACCAACGGCACCAGAGCCAAAGGAGAATGCACCTGCCACAACAGCCACAATAGCCGTAATCGCTGCAACGATTGGAATGAGCGCACTCTTGATTCCTGCGGCAGAATCAATGTAAGCCTCTTGGGCTTCGTAGAGCTTGTTATAGTATTCTGTAACTACAGCGCCATGTATCTTATAGGCTTCCTGCAGCTGACGAAGAGGATTGTCGCCTATCCAACCCTTTTCTTCGGCATGAGCTTTTTCAACGGCTACCCTATAGGAGTCAATAGCTGCACGGAGTTGATTTACTTTCTTCTGCTCTTCTGCGTGTCTCTGATAGATGGACTCTGTGCTTGGGAGAATGTCTGCCAATGCCTTATTCATGTCAACCATTGCAGTTACGACGGTCAACACAGCAGAAACCTTGTTGAATACACCAGTGAATCCCTTCGCGTTCATGTCGAGGTTCTGAATAGCAGATATACCATTGCCAAGCGAAGAGAACATCGTGCCGAAACCGCCAATTACATTGCCAATATCACCGCCTATTGATGATCCGAGAGAAGATAGGCTTCCTCCAAGATTCTTGAATGAGTTGGCTATGGCTGCTGCTGCTTTCTTTACCTCATTGAAGGATTCGGTAACATCGTTCTGTGACTTGATAAGTTTTTCGTTGGCTTTCTCCTGTTCCTTCACAGCCTGATTGAGCCGTCTCTCACGGCTTTCTGCTGCTTGCGGGTTTGTGGCAATTTCTCCACGAATGGCGGCTACCTTTTTGTCTGCATCATCCTTTTCTTTCTGTGCATTGTTCTGTGCGATGACTGCGGCATTATATTTCTTGATGGCATCAGTCATGGCGTTTATCGGATCGAGAGTGATCTTCTTGTCAGTAAGGTCTTTCATGGCCTTCTGCCAGGCACGACTCTCTTTCTCGCTCAGACGTGTTTCCTTCTGGAACTTCTTCATGGACGCTACCATCTTGTCAATGGTCTCGAAACTCATATTGTCGAGATCACCGAAGACACGGCCCCAATCGTTTTCCTTCTTGAATTTCTCCCACTGGAGTTCGCTCACTTTGTCAGCAGCATTCTGACGGGCATTTTCTATGAGACGATTATCACCACCGAGGGATTCAATGGCTGCTATCTGCTTTTCAAGACTGCGATTTACGTCTTCAATCTTGTCATCATAGTCTTTCGCATTCTTGATGGCCTCTTCATAGAGGTCAAGTTGCTCCTTTTTAAGAAGCTGCTGATGCTTGCGCCATTCATCCCATACGGCAAAGATCTGACTGTCCTTACCGAATTTCTGAATGTCGCTTTCCGACAGGCCGAAAACATCTTCTGGAGTCAAGGCAGAATATTTCTTGTTCTTACCCAATTCGGTAATCATCTGATTTCTCAGATAATCGGAATAGGTCGTGTTCTGCGCAACACCAGCAACCCTTGATGCAAGACTGGCATCGCCAGTGAGTTCAAGCCATTTCTTATAGGTCTGGTAGTTCTCTGACATGATAGACATCATCTTTCTCAGTTCAGAGATATATGTTTTCATGCTCTCTACGGCATCCTTACGCTGCTTGTTCTCAATGTCGGCCTTTGTCGCATTGATGAACTTGTGGCGGGCTTCTGTGTTGACGTTGAATCCATTTGTCAGTTGGTCAAGCGTCTGCTTATAATTGGAGAGGTCTTTGATACCCCAATTAAAGACGGTGCCAAACTCACCATCTTTCTTGAGTACATCAAGTGCGCCACTATGACCATAGATGTCCTCATATCCCTCCAATTCCTGATAGAACTTCTTATATAGGTCAACACGATTCTTGAGTGCTTCAAGTTCAGCATCTTTCTTTGTGCCACCGCCTTTATTACCTTTGGTAAGAGACTTGTCAAACACCCACATACCGTCATCAAGGCTCTTGTTGAGTTCTTTCAGTTCTGATTCAACTGCTGTCTTTTGGCCTTGGATATACGGCACAAGGTCAGGATCAAGGATAGAGCCTTTAAGTTGGGTGTCGAAGTTCTTGAGTTTCTTTTCGAGGTCCACCTTTCTCTGGCTCTGCTTCGTGCTGAATGCGAGGAAGTCAGTATTGGCATCTTTCAGGTCATTCTTGCTCCAAAGACCATAGCCCTTACCTTTCTGCCATTCGTCAAGTGATAGGGCAAGACCTGTCAGTTCGTTGGTGTTAATGACTGGAGTGAGGTATAACTGAGCATAGAATCCCTGAGCCACCCAAGAAGCAACATTATCTTTTGCGTCCTGAGATCCTTTTTCAAGACCGTTGGCAAAGTTGGTTGCTATAGTGCGGAGCTTCGTCTTCTCTTCTTCCGTCAACTGCTCATAACTCTTACTGATGTCAACACCAGCTTGTCTTGCAAGCGTCTTGAGATTATCCATCGCATCAGGAATGACGTGATCCCTGATGTTCTGCATGTGGGCCTCGCTTTCTTCAACTGCTTTCGCGTATTCTGTGATAGCCTCTCCCCAAGGGGTATTACCAGCGAAATAACCAACGGCCTCATTCTCGTACTTGCCATTAAGGAGAATGCGAAGATTCTCATAGAGATTCTTGCCGTTAAGTTGCTCTGACAGTTCCTTGTGTTTGGCTTTCAGGCTGTCTATCATCTGCTGATACTTTGAGCTATACCGTTCGAGTGCGGCCATACGCTTGTATTCAGCATTCTGCAACTTCTCATATTCCTCCATTTCATCGTTGATGTCGGAATTGTCGAGTGCTTCCTTGATCATGGCATTGCCTTGTGGGGTGCCCATAGCGTCAAGGGCCTCCTGATATGCCTTGGCTTTCTGTGTCAGATTGTCAAGACGTTCTGCCATATCATCAAAGCCACGACTTTCCTGTACGATCTGCTTACCGGCTATACCCATTCCAAGCAATGCCTCTTCAAGTGCCTCAACCTTCTTATAAGGCTCGTCCGAACTGTCCTCTACGTTTTTCAGAACAGAAGCAAGTTTGTTGGCATTCTGTTCCGCACTTCCAGTAATGGAGTTCGCAAGGTCTTGAAGTCTCTCGTCTGCCTCTCCGAATGCCTCATAGACTGAATATAGCGTGCCTGCAAGTGTGATGGCAACACCTACCCAACCACCGAAGAAACCGAGCAATCCCTTTGCGCCAACACCAAGGATATTTCCCATTTTCCCTAACGGTGTGGGATTGGGACCTTGCTGTAATGCTTGCAACTGTCCGAGGGCAATCTGCTTACGTTGCTCTCTGGTGTAGCCCTGCATCTGCAAGTAACGGTAGAAATGCTGTTTAGACATCTGGCCGTCAAGCATAAGCTGATGGGCCTTCTTTGCAGAGATCTGATTCTCCAAAGCAAGGATCTGATAGTCGCTGCTGACAAGTCTGTTCTTGTTCTGCACAAGTTTCAACTCTTCTGCGTTCAGTTGCTTGCCATTCCAGATGCGCTCACGTTCAAGGCGGTTTGCCTCTTTCAACTTGGCAATTTCCATATTACGGATGGCCATGTCACCACTACGACGCATGACCGTATCTTGAAGACCTCCTGCTAAGGCTTTCAGACCTCTTGCTGCTCCAAATGCAGACATGGCAAACACCATCTTGTCTAAGTTCTGAGTCAGCAACACAACAACATCAAGGATATACTTGAACATGGCTCCAGAGGCACTTGTTCCTTCTGCTATGCTTCCTAACATGATTTGCCAGGAGTCCTGTAACTTCTGCCACTTTCCGTAGAGAGTATCAGCAAGCTCTGACTGCATATTGTAGAATTGGCCACCTTGGTTAGTCATATCCCAAAGCACTTCCTTCACCATTTCAAACGGAACTGCTCTTGCGCTGATCAGCTTGAACACGTCGGCTGTTGTTGTCAGCTTGCCGTTCAACTGCGTGAACTTGTCAGCGAGGGCCTGCACCATAGGAATACCAGCCTCAGTGAACTGGCGCAATTCCTGACCTCTCAGCACGGCAGCAGAACGTACCTGACCATAAGCCAAGATAAGGCGGTTCATGTCAACACCAAGTCCTGATGACAGGTCGGCAAGTCGTTTGGTGGTATCGTACAACTCGTTAGCTGGTATCTGATAGGCTGACAACTGTTTGACGTATGATGTCAGTTCCATAAAGGTCTTCGGTGACTCAATGGCCAGTTCTTTCATCTGACCGAAGAGGATATTGGCCTCCTGAACGTCACCGAGGATATTCCTCAAGGCTACGTGTTGCACCTCAAACTGACCTCCAATAGTGACAATGCTTTTGAGAATACGCTCCAGCCCATACAGACCAGCATAGGCTCCTATCTGGTTCTGCAGTTGTATGGAAATCCTATTGGCCTGACTGCCAGCCTCAGCAACACGATTATAGGATGAAATAAGACCTTCGTTTACATGAGCAAGCATACCTACGGCTTCTGCTGCCTTTTTTGCTGCAGCAGACTTCTTGCTTTTGGCCAAGGCATCGTCCAGCTCCATCTGCTTTCCTCTTGCAAGAGACTCGTTGTAGCGACGCTGTATAGCATTCAACTGCTCATTCACCTTTTCTTTGGTGTAGGTCGGAGTGATATTGCCATTGGCAATGCCGGACTCTTCGGCCTTCACGGCTGCAAGAAGTTGGGTTATCTCCTGCATCTTTTGGCTCAGAGCCGCATACTCATGTACCTGTCTGCGTATAGCAGCAATCTTCTGTTGGCTCTCAGTATCAAGGTACAGTTTGTTGAGGGCTGCCTGTATGTTCTTGTTCGTCTGCAGCTTGTTATTGTAATCGTCTGTGACTCCAGTCAGACTTGATAGTTCTGCCTTGACGCGGCGAAGGAAATTTTCATAGTCTGCACCGGAAGCACTTGCGGGCATACCGCTACCGTTACGTTCGGCACGTTTGACAGCAGACATTCTGCTTGATATGCCATTGATGATGTTTGCGGCATCGCCAAGGTTGGTGCCCGGTGCTGCATTGACGATGGCATCGGAGAGTTGCTTACGATACTGCTGTAACTCGTAGTATTTGCTCTTGAGGTCATCAATACGCTTCGACTCATTGGCAGCATTCCTGGCCTCAGCGCGATCCTTCTCTTCAATACCGTCGATATAGCGAAGGGAATCCTTTAGCATCAGCTCTATATTGAGGCGCATCTTATCAAACTGCACCTCACCACGCTCAAGAAGCCTTGTTGGATCCGTAAAGATTGAAGCCATTTCCTTGCGGACCTTCTCAATATCAGATGATATTGCTTTCAGACCTTTCTTCTGGTCTCCTGACAGAGAAAGACCTTTCAGGCCTGCAATACGTTTCTGCGTGACATGGATCTTGTCATAAACGTTCGATATGTCAACGATATTACGATAATAATTCTTTAGTTCTACGGTGTCATCCGTCAGAGCATTACCAAGCCTCTCTGATGATTTCATCAGATTTTCAAGCACCTTAGATACTTCGTCCCTGACACCAAGCTCAAACCAGAGTTTATCTGCTGCAGCCATAATATTTCGTTTTTTGAATGTTCAATGTTATTCTACTTTTCCGTTCATGAAGTCATTCAGAGAGAATGTCTTTCCGACGTAAGTCTTGCCTTGGCGATCCTTTTTCCAGTCTTCTACGAGTTTCTTCATTTCGTCCTCTTCCTGCTTAGTGGCAATCATCGACTTCTTACCTTTCTTTTCTTTGGTATTGTACTCTATGACAGGCTGATCTGCTAACATAAGGCTTATCTGCGCTGCAGTATAGCCAAATCTGTAATTGTAGTCAACAATACCAAGGAAAGTATTGAAGAGGAAAGGGAACTTCTCTGCTAAAGAGTGATACCCACCCCAGGAGGTTCGGCTTGGCCAGACTCGTGTTGTGCTATCGTCATCATCGTGTCCATTGCCTCTATCATCGATATGGTACTCAGACTTAATAGTTCGGAGCGCTCCTGAATTTTTTTTTTACTGGCTTGCACGACTGCTATCTGAAAGACTGTTCCACGCTCACGTCTCACATACCAGATCCAACGCCAGAGAATCCAGTACCATGACCATCCGAGTAACCATGTGAGGAAACCGCTACGACAATCAAGACGCACAAGCGAATACCATTTCACATGACGCTTATTGTTGTCTTTCTCTTTCAACATGACATGCGACATACGGGATTCCGTAGCATTATGAAGCCAGCCTATGCTTACTTTACGGTCACCAATCTTTACGGTCTCAGGTTCCTTGTTTATGAGATCGCTGAATAATTGTTGCGTGTCTATTTTGGGTTGTTTCGTTTCTGCCATTCTTTTATTTGCTGAGTAAATCCTAAAAAAGAAGTAACTATCTGATAATCAGTACGTTTTAATCTTCTTTTATTTTCACAATTTTAATTTCTTATTTTTTTTTGCCACCTCTGAAAAGAAAGAAGGGGCGAAGCGGAATGCCCGCCCGCCCCTCGGTTTTTAGTTCTTCTCAGACTTAGGAGTTCTTCTTCTTGAGGAAGATAACGTCTGGGTTGGTGCCGTCAGTCTCGATAGATCCGTTGAAGTCAACGGCCATCACACCCTTGGCATCGCTGTCAAGCACAAGGCTTGCGAACAGTGCGGTGTTGTTGATAACCATGATACGGTCCTTCGTGCTGTTGACAATCATCCAAGTACCTGTAACCTTCTTATTCTTGAGAATAACGGCCAGGCCCTCGTAGTCAACATTGTCAACCTTACCAACGATGTCTGAAACAGCATCTTCACCGAATGCCAACTTGAGAATGTCCTCAGAGATAGAGGGAACACGGAAGCCAAGGTCGATGTCACCAGGCTCAGAGTCGGTGATCCATGCGCCAGAAAGGCCAATGACCTTGTACTCTTCAATCTCGGCCTCACCCTGCTCGAAGTTCAGGGAGTCAACCTTACAAGGAACGTCGAGTTCGGGAGTGGCGGTGAACGTCTTTGTTCCATTCGTGCCAGTGGTGATGTTCAGGGCTGCACTCTGATACAGAAGTGAGCTGGGGCCAGAGAACTTATCTGCCAACTGAGATTTAGTCTTTACTGCCATAAATCTTAAATTTTTTAGTTATTAAAATGTTAATTCAAACCATTGTTGTAAACTTAGCCTGTATGCGAGTATAGTGATAACCATTGCCGTCACTCGATGCTGGGATGACGGTTCGCGGATAGTCAATCTTGAAGCTGTCTTTCCGAAAGATAGGGAACAGCCCGAAGAGACTCTTGCGCAATTCCTTCATCTTCACAGAATCAAACTCCTTCGGATTCTGATCAGTCTTCCTGTCAGCAACGAATATCTCAAAGACTACGGTGAGGTCAAGCCACCAATCGTCATTCTCGCCCAATGTCCTGTTTGAAGTAGAGTAGGGCAGGGAAGAGACGATAAACTCTTTCAGCTTGGAATCGGTAGCATTCGGACGCTCCTGTAGGAATGTCCTCTTGCAAACCTTTTTGGCCTCTCGATCCATTGTCTCAAGTATATCCTCTGGAGTTATCATATCCGTTAAAATTGAAGGTCTGAGATATTGCCACCCATTGCAGCGAGTTCGTCACGTAGCTGACTCAGAACATTTACCTTACCTTTTGATTCGAGGTATTTTGCGTAGTCCACGATGGAAACTATGCGATAGGAGAAACCTTTTGTCTTTGGTGGGTATCTGTTAAGCCATTTCAGAACTTCTACGTCGGCCCAGATGTTCTTATCTCCAACCCAGTCTGTTTTTGAGAGAGGATTAAGAAGTATGTTGCCGTTATAGGTGAAAGGCTCTGCGAACACGTCACCATTCTTCAAGGTTGCACGTACAGGACGCTTGCCGGTTATCTCAATGCTGCCATGAGCCTCAAGACACTTGCCATCCTTATACAGAGCGACACCAAGAGAGTTGACAAGGTTACCAGTCAGTGAACGGAATCCGCTCAATTCCTGAAAGGCCATCTGCAGAAGGCTGTCGAGGCTTTCGCGGAGTTTTGCCTCTGCCTTTGCCTCGGAACGTTTCTTCACGTTGTCGAAAACGTGCTTTATCTGCATCTTGGTTGCCATTACTCTTCCTCGTTAAGATTTCGGTTATGCTCTCCGTAAATGACTGACCTGTTATTATCAGGCTCGAAGTCTTTGACTTCCCATTCCTCGGTGATACTACCCTTTACCACTCGCAAGATGTCGCCAGACATCGGAATCTTGTCATTCCATTCGTCGAATCGCACAGGTATGGATGCCTTGCGCTTATTGGTATCGACTTTTGCGTCACCTGTCGTAGTAGTGTCGGTATAGCTACGCCCTTTCCCTTTATAGATGATTTCCTCAGACGGCTCTCCTGTTGAAAACCGCTCTGGGTATTTCATCCGCACAATTTCTATCATGTGCGGGTATCTCGGATTATCGACCTTGTTCTTCCTCATAATCAACAATGTGTGGAAGCGGGATTCCTGTCTCGTCGTAGTCGCAGGGTGTGATCCCGAAGCTCTCTATTGCAACGCTGACAGAGTCATCAAACTCGAACTCTTCACCATACTTGTCGTAGATCGCTTTTGCATAACGGAGCATTCGGTCTTTGTCTTCATCCGATAGGGTGTGGCCTCCCTCAGAATGACTCCAGCCATTATCTGAGTCAGAAGTGGAGTTCACCTTGCCTGGACCCATGCAGATCCATACATATAGGTCTGCTTTCAGAAGCTCGCGCGTTTTCTTGTCTGTTTCCTTGATCGGTCTGTCACCATTGACATCACGCTCCAAAAGGACATGATCGGCTGCTTCGTCAGGCAGTGAGAAATTGACGCAACCGAAAACATAGTCTCGGATGGTCTTCTCTTTCTTTGCTCCACTTTCCTCGTTCATACAAGACTCTTTAGAGATTACTCAACGCCATCACCGTTCTGAGAATCACCATCACCGGACTCTTCGCCCGATGGCTCTTCCTTTGCTACGGAGAAAGGCAGCTTCACGTCAATAACAATGCCTGTGCTGACCTCGCTGATCTCGGTGATCAGATTCACGTCGGTCTCAACTGGTACGACATGCAGCTTCTTGCCGTCGGGATAGGTTGGATCTGCAATGTCGGCACTGAAAACAAGTTTCAGAGTGCCTGGAGAAAGCTTGTGGTCATTCAACACAACCTTCACTTTCCCATCTTCCTCAGATACACCACGTTTCACACCGCCCTTCTGACCTACCTCATAGGTGCCGCCACACTCGAACTTCACCATGAAATCGAAATCGGGGTAGCCAACGGGCTTGCCGTCTTCACCGATAAGATTAAGAAGCACGTCGAAATCAGACTGATAATTTACTTTCCTTGAGAAATCCATATCAAAACAGGTTTATAAGGGTGGGCTACGGATTTTCCGCAGTCCACCCCTCGGTTATGACTTCACGTAATAGGTGACTCCAGCCTGCGGAGTGGTATCGGTAGTAAGCTCGTACTTATCACCGTTCTTAACGTACCAGCTCTGCTGTGCAGGATTCATACCTGTAGTGTCCTCTACTGGTGTGTAAGTTGCAACAACTTCCTGACCACCGCTGTTCTGCTGATCGTCATTCTGAGAATCAGTCTCAACCTCCATGATGTTGAGGTAGTAGAACCAACGGGTAGCGTTAGGAACACACAGAACCTGAGCCTCAGACTTGGTCTTGATGGTCATGTACTCACCGTTGAGAATCTCACGGATCAGGGTACGGCCACCATCGAACAGTGCAGAACGTGTGTTCGCGCTGTCGATCCAGACATGCTTACCAGCCTGAACGTCACCGATGTCACCATCAGGAACATAAGCCAGCACACCTTCCTTGAAGGCTTGGATATTGTGGTATGCAGCCTTCTTGGTCTTAGGATTCATGAACTCTACGGAACCTACGCTGTCAATGACCTCGATACGTCCGAGCTTGTTCTGAATGTAACGCCAGATAAGATCATCGTCCTGAGTGTAAGACCATGCAAGGCGAAGGGTGTCCTTTGTGATGTCAGGACGCATAGCAACGGCAAACAGCTCACGCCAGTACTCCATTGCCAACAGGTCCTTCTTGGTCTTCTTTGAACACTCCCAGTGGCCAGCAGGCATGAAGTCGAACTCTTCGGCATCATCCTTGATCTTCACAGCAACGTTCACGGGGTTAATGCTCTTGCCAACAGCATCGTTCTGAACGATGGTACCATCCTTCTTCTTGGTGAACCAAATAGAAGTGTGGATATTCTTGGAAGGAACACCGAAGTCAATCTCCAGAGCAAGGCCGTAGGGGTTGTTCTCGGAGTTGATGATCAGCTTACCCTGATTTCCGACAATCTGATGACGCTGGAACTGAACGGTGTTGAAGTTACCACCAATCAGAGAGTCAGAGGCAGTGAAGAACAGGTCCATCACTGCATCGACAATATCCTGACGCATGCCGCCAAGCTCGTCAATGAGCATCATCTTATCACGGATCTTCTTGCGGTCAAGATAGACCTCATGCTTGAAGATGGGAAGCTCACCGCTCTTGAGCATGATTCCGTCAGTACTCTTGGTGGGACCGTCAGAATCGTAGTCAACGTATGCAGCCATCGTGTAAGGACGGATCGTAGCCTCGATCTGCTCATACGTCGGGTGCATGGTGATGTCGGGATTGAGAGGGAAGCCCATCTGAGCATACGTCTTCTCGGCATTCCACTTCTCAGCGAGCATGTCCTGCAGATAGAGGTCAAGACTGGCTACGCCATTCTCAACATATCCCATTGAAGCAAGACCAGCTCCAATAAAATCGTAAAATTGTGCGTCTCGTATCATATTGATTACTTTTTATTTGTTCAACACTTAGTCCTCAATGCCAAAGGCTTCCTTAGACTCCTTGCGAAGACGCTCAAATCGAATCATCGGCAGCTGAGCCTCCACGCTTGCGGGAACATCAGTTGCGTCACCCCAGAGTTTACCAGCGATGACAATGCCTACAGAAGCAAAAATGCAGTTGCTTGGGATGCGCACGTCATGGCGGGTCAGTCCGTTCACGGTCTTGAGTTTGGCCTCCCCGTCAGTACCGTGGATAATTTCAGCGTAGTCGCTGTCATTATCGAAGTGTACCATGGTGCCTGCGGGCAGAACATCGCCCTCCTTGAGACCGGCTTTCTCCAAATCAATCTTGCGACCAAAATGGATCATCTTGTCAACATCAATCCAGCACTCACTATTGCCGAAAGCCTCGCCGCGTGAGCCGCCCATTGTGTTGTCCGTACCTCTTGTGTAACCCATAATAAGTTAGTTAAAAATGTTATCCTGAAAACTTTCTTTTTACCGTGATACCGTCACGGCTCGTCACACTTAAAGAAGATTATTTCTTCTCTTCTTCGACCTTCGGGAGTTTGCCACGGGCACGGAGCTTTGCCTTATAGGCCTCACGCTTAGCAAGAGCGGCTTGATCTTCCGTTTTGCCGCCAGGCTGTTCCTTACGCGGCTTCTCGTACTTGATGCCTGCCTTTTTCAGTTCCTCAACATAGTCGTTTTCGGCCTGATTGGCAAGCTTGGAAATGTCATACTGCTCTCCCTCGTTGAGTGAAGGCAACTTGAAGCGTCCGAACACCTGATCGGCAAAGTAATTCTTCACCTCAATCTTGGCTTCCTTGAACTTCTCGTTGAACTTCTTCCGTACCTCGGCAATGACTTTGTCGTCTGCCTCCTTCTGGTCTTTCTGCTTGAGACTGTTTTTCAACTCGTTAATCTGATCCTGCATGGCCTTATACTTCGGATCGTCTTCCTCGTTAGGCTTAGTATCAGGTTTCGGAGGTGTCTGCGTCGGATGCTTCTTCTTCCAGTCATTGATCTGGGTGCCTGCCTCCTTCGCTACGTTGCCGTTCATTCGGAGAAGACGCTGGGCAATCCGTTTGCAACATGCTTCGTCAAAATGAGAATCGTCGGTTATTCCTTCAAGTTCTGCATCTAACTCTGCGTTAATAGTCTCTTCGCTAAGCACTGTGATGCGTGATTCGCCAAATTGTGCTTCTACTAATGGTCTGAGTGATTCTCTATCCATGATGTTTTAATTGATAAGTTAATATTGATGATTTCAATGTTATCCTGAGTGGCGGGAAGCGGACTCGAACCGCTGACCTCAAGGCTATGATCCTCGCGAGCTACCAACTGCTCCATCCCGCGATGTTTGCCCCACACTTGGGGCTGATATTTAATGAAAGGAAGGCCTTCGCAGGCTTTATTTTTGAATAAATATACTAATTTTCTGCAAAAATATGAATAAAAATCGTATAAAACAAATATTTTTGCGTATTTTTGCACAAAAATATGAATATTTATACGTTTTAGGGGCAAATGGAGAAGTTTTCAGGATTAAAAATGCCCGATGGCGAGCCAATTCTGACTCAAGAGTATATAAATTCCCTCCAACAGCAGGCTATAGCGAAAAAACTAAGGAATGCTATCGTGCCACAGGCTGGCGGTCAGGAAAATATGCTCTCTATAAACGTGGATATTCTGATATGCGGTGGTAGCCGTGGTGGATCAAAGTCTTTCTCCCTGCTCATGGAAGCACTCAAGGATATTTTCAATCCTGATTTCCATGCAGCCGTTTTCCGAAACAACAAGAAAGCGATGGAGAAGCTTATTCGAGACTCACGAAAACTATATTCTCAGTACGGCACCTACAACAAGTCTCAGTCGGATATGACCTGGAACTTCACGGCAGGGGGTACACTCGGATTCTATTACCATGATGACTCAGACGATGACTTCAAGGAGCGTTTTCAGGGACAGGAATACGCATATATCGCCATCGACGAGATTACGCATATCTCATACAAGAAATTCAAATATCTTACAACTTGTAACCGTAATGCCTACGGCATTAGAAATAGATTCTGGGGCACTTGTAACCCCGATCCTCGCTCTTGGGTACGTCAGTTCATTGACTGGTGGATCGACAAAGACGGATATATTGATCCTGCAAGGGATGGAAAGGTACGCTATTGCTTCATGAAGGGCGAACGTGTCAATCAGATTGTCTGGGGTGACAGTAGGCATGAGGTTTATCTCAAGTGCAAGGAAGAGATCGATGAATTGTGGAAGCCAGAGTTTGATGCTCTCGGACTTGACAAGGAGCAGACGATGGTGTTGTCTGTCGCTTTTGTGCGTGCAGACCTCGCACAGAACCCAATGCTTCTGCTTTCAGACCCTTCTTACCTGTCACGTCTTGCACAACAGGACAAAGGACAGGTGCTTCGTGACCTCAAGGCAAACTGGAATGCCTCTGAGGCTGGCGATGACATGATTTCATACGATGAACTTGAATCCATCTTCAACAACCCGCATCAGTATGGGGATGGTATCAGACGATGCACAGCGGATATTGCCCTTGAAGGTGGTGATAACCTTGTCATGTATCTTTGGATAGGATGGCATATAGCGGACTTCTGCTGCATAAACGTCAATTCAAAGACGGCTGTCTCGGTCATCAGACGGAAACTGAGAGAGTGGGGAGTGGCAGAAGAGAATTTCTGCTATGACTACCAAGGATTAGGACAGCTCGTAAAGGGATTCTTCCCAGAGGCCATACCGTTCAACAACCAGTCAGCACCAATAGCGGAAGACGATGATGAATATGATGGCGTGAAGTACCTCTACAAAGACCTCAAATCGCAATGCGCGTACATTATTTATCGTAAACTCAAGGAAATGAACATATCCTTTGAGGAAAGCCTGCTCGACACGAAAGTATCAGGAAATGGCTACGAAGATGTCCTGCTTCGAGACGTTCTGCAGAAAGAACGTCAGTCTTTACGTCGTGATCCCGACACGAAAGACAAAGGTTTCTGCCTCATGCCTAAGAAGAAGTCCAAACTGATTGTAGGACACTCGCCTGACTGGTGGGAGTCTCTTTATTTCCGTGCATACTTTGAGATAGCACAGCCTGTTCAGCTCAACATTGAAAATGAGTGGATGCTCGGTGCAGAAATGGATATGGACTTAGTTGAAGATGATGATTTTGAATATGAAATGGAATTATAATTTTATAGCGTATGACAAAGAGCTTAGATTTTAAAGAAATCCTTGTTCGCAGACCGATATATAAGGTCTTGCCAAGTGACTCAAATTTGAAGTTTGAGACTTACCAAGGTAACGACATGTCGGAGCCGGATGATCCGCTGAAACTGCAAGTCTATACGCAGTCTCAGATGCTCCGCGAGTATTATCCATCTGGACACAACATCAACAATCCGATTCTGTACCCTGATGTGTGGAAGAAGGCACCCGTGCCTGGAAAGCCGGGTAAAGCACGCTATTTCCGTCAGCCTATTACCCGCGTAGCACTGGCTTTCCAGAGAATCATCAAGGTAAAGGCCAATGTTCATATCTGTGGTAATGATGCACAGTTTGAACTCGCATCACATGAGAAAGACGAGTTGAAGACTCTTGAGAACACCCTGCATCTGCTTGAGTTCAAAGAGGGATGGCTCACAATGGGGATGGAGGAACGTATGTATGATGCCGTTGACTCTATCCATACCGTTTCTGATGCCGCATTAGTAGGGTATTTCGACGAAGACGGAAACCCGCAAGCAAAGGTATTCTCTTTCATTAATGGTGATAAACTATATCCGCATTACGATTCCATCACGGGAAAGATGAAACTCTTCGCACGTAAGTACCGTGACCTTGATGAAGACGGTAAGAGCACGACAGAGTATGTTGAGGTGTGGGATGACAAATTCCTCTACAGATACAAACGTGACATTTCGAGCAATGAGCTATTCGAGAAATTCAGAGGTATCTTCGGACTCAATGGATTCAAACAGGTCGGCGAGCCTGTAGAACACGGCTTCCCATTCATTCCTGTTGCTTATCATGTCAATATCGAAGGTCCAGTATGGGCATTCTCTCAGGACACCATCGAGAAATATGAGGAAGCAATGTCTTACTTCTTTGAGAACAACAAGGCATACGCTTTCCCGATATTCTATGCAAAAGGTAAAGGCGTTAAGATCAGCGGCAGCATGAACGGTGCAGTCAAGGCAGTAGCCATCAGCGATCCGAAGGGAGAGGCAGGCTTCTTGAATCAGGCCGATGTGTCTGCATCTTACAATACCTTGCTCACGAAGCTCTACGATCTTATCTATGAGCAGTCGTTTGCCGTGAAGCCGCCCGAATTGAAGTCTGGCGACCTGCCAGGCGTAGCCGTCAAACTGCTGTTCAGCCCTGCTATCGAACTGGCAATAGGTGGAGTTGCGCACTATCAGGATTTCCTTGAGCAGTGTGTCCGCATCGTCAAATACGGATGGGGCTTCAAGATCGGAAAGCCTGCATCATTAATGAATCTGCCTATCAAGGCATGGCTTGAGCCTTATATCCATCAGAATGACTCCGAGTTGATGCAGAACCTTCAAATCGGTGTTCAGAACGGCTTTATCTCCAAGCAGACAGCATCAGAGAGAGCATCCAAGTACACAAAGAATGATGAAGTGGATCGTATTCTCAAGGAATATAAGCAGAAGCAGGAACTTGATCTTCTCTACGAGATAAAGAAAAAGAAGGCAGAAGTCGAAGCAGAGATAGAGAAATTAAAGCAGACATCGAAGATACAGGCCAAGCAGGGCAATGTGCGCACTGGCAATGGCCGCACACGGACAACCGACGAGAACGGCAATCATCCAGGAGAGAATAATTGGGAAGAATGGGACAAAAATCACTAAGACATGGATATAGACGTATCATCAAAACTCAATAAGGTTGCACGTCAGTATAAGTTGACACCAGAGCAGCTTGCATTTGCAGACCTCGTTACTCAGGGATGGCCAGAGGAAGACGCTTGGGCTGTTGCCATTCGCAAGGGCGCGACGTGGAACCGCACGGCACTCAAGGCAGAGGTGGCGAAGCTATTGGCATCTGAGCCTGTGCAGCAACGAATAGCAGAAAACAAGAAAGTTCTGCAGCAGACTGAGATAGACAAGATTCAGCAGGAAATGAAAGATAATGCCGATGAACTTCTTGAACAGGCCACCAATAAGGAAAAGAAGCTCATAGAGTTGCAAACCATCCTGCAGAGCCTCAAGCCTGGATCTACCGAATACAACAAGGTCAATGACCAGATCATCAACATATCAAGAATGAAGCAGAACGAAGTAAAGACGGATGACAAAACGGTACATTACTATCTGCCTGTGTCTTATCCTACTGGCTGTCAGGACTGCCTTTATTCAAGATGTGATCAATGCAAATACAAGAAAGCATCAGAAGAATCCTAACTTCAACACTATTTTTGTCTATATTTGAAGGGGAACCACTCGTGAGAGCAGTTCCCCTTCTCTTATTACATTCCTAAGAGTCTTCTAAGAAGACGAAGACCCTTCTTTGTTGGTTTTTTCTTATCGCCAATTCGTGGAATGTGTCTGATTTCTGACACCATATATCCCTGAATATAACCAGGCTCAAATTCAATCTTTAAATTGAACTCATTATAAGGATCAAAGCCAACAACTTTGCCAATCTGATGATAACGAGAGTTACAGACGATGATCTCAACGTAGTCACCGATCTTATACAGACTACTTGCCGACTTCTTGCTTTCTTCCATATTCTGCTATAAGCAAAGCGTCACAAGTGGCATTGGTGATCTTCTTGCCGAGAGAAGGAAACAAAGATTGGCACTTTGCCTTTAGCTTCAACTTGTGTTCCTTCTTCTCTGCTGCTGTCGATTTCGTAATACTCGAATGGCCGACAGAATATAGCTTCTGCCATTTCTGAGGTGTCACATCGTTGGTGCTTAGCTTCAATGCAAGAAGGGCCATCTCAAGATGACCGCATCCCTTACCGAAACTGAATGCAGACGAAGCACCTTGACCTGGTATTCCACCGACTTTCTCAATATACACAACAACGTCCGGCTCACACATCTGTGAGGCTGTCGATGCTGCATGAGCCATGAGTGCCACAAGATGATCATAAAGATCTTTAGGTGTCTCAGGCATCTTCTCTACGTTGATAACTTTGCCATTCTGGTCGAGCATGGCAATGCCACCTTTCTCTCCTGGATCTATACCGACGATGAACTTCATAATAACTTCTTTCTTAAATTCGTAATAGTCTCTGCAATCTTTCCCAACTGATCTGATACCATCGTATCATTACATACAGGAATGAAATTCGGCATGTCGGTGCCGTTCTCGATAGCACAGCAGATAGAATCAATGGTGTCAGTAACCCGTGTGTGGTCCTGAACAATCTCGAGCACTTTATCAGTTACCTTCATCAGAGCCTCCTTTCTGTTCTGCCTGTTTCTGAGCATCAGAAACCATGTTGATGATGTTTGCCTTGGCTTCTTCCTCAGCCTTCACCTCTTCGAGAATCTTGTCATCCTCGGCTTTCTCTTCTGGAGTCTCTGCATTTCTTCTCAATGCAGTCTGACGTTCAATCAAGGCTTTCAGGGCATTGCCTTTGTCAGCATAGTAGATACTGTCACCCTGTACAGTCGTGTCGGTCATCCACATACCGAACAGATGGGCAAAGTCGGCAATGGTCTCGTATTCAGGCTCACGCCCTTCCTGTGCTGCAAGCAGGGCCAGAGGCAGAACACGGTCAATGTGCAAGAAGACACCAGTGTTACAACAGAACTCTATGGACCAAATCTGACTGATGGCCTCAACCTTGATATATGGCAGGCCGTTACGTGTCAGCTGTTTCTTCACTTCGGGGTGAATGTCCTTGTCTTCACGAATGGACTTCAACTGCTGCTTGCTCAGCGTCTTCGTGTACTTGAGGACAGTGTAGTTCCCCACCTGAATCTTTCTGCCAAAGGGCAGTACCAAAATCTCGTTTTTCTCTTCCATGTTAATCGTCTTCTTTTATGAATGTTCCTTTTTCTTCTATGTAATCTACTTGCATATTCGCATCGTGAATGATGAATGGCTCTGCAAGACGTTCCTCGTTGCAGCCATAGATAATGTACCTGTAGCCCTCGGCGAAGTGCTGCTTTGCAAACCCGAACTTTCCCATCGTATGCCCGAACTTTTGACGTGACGGCACTTCTGCCTCATTGTCATTACAGAACCGCACAAGACTCTCGTAGAGGTCTGCCGTCGGTATCTTCACGGATTCCTCATGAAGTGCGCCTGGCTCCTTGCGCATCTGATAAGAGTTGATCCATGCGATGACGGGATTCATCTGCAACTGAGCAAGCAATATCTGTCTTCTGTTTCCTTCCGATGAAGGGAATACAAACTTCCTGCGCTTCAACTCCCTCGATCCTCTCAGAATCCAGTTGAAGATACCGGGGTACTCAGCCACCAACTCCCGCGACAAAGCAGGATTCTGCTTATCCTTCGGGATGGTAATCTCAAAGGATATGAACTGCAAGCGCCTGATGAAACCCAAACTCTGATCGTCAGAGTAGGGCAGCTCGTTCAGATTGAAGATCAAGAAGGGAATATTGTAATTCTCCTTCACGTCCTCGCCCAGCTTCCTGTCCGTCACACTCTCACCTGATACGATGCGCTTGAAGACACCTGTGCGCTTGCGTCCGAACGTCCGCTGGTCAGAGTCAGAAGACCAGTTGAAGATGGCTTCTCTCAGCAAGCGTCTCGCCCTCATTCCTTCATCACCCGTAGCCGTCAGGTCATCATAGTCCAAGCCAGAGATTCTTTCCTTACCGAAGATGCCGATTGCAGTATCATAGATGGTACTCTTTCCGTTGGCACCAGCACCAAGCAGGATAAGGCACAATTCTATCTTTGCAGCATTCTTGCCCTCATAAGGATTATAGACAGTACCACGCTCCATCAATCCCAAGCCTAAGAACATCTGCAGTATCAGACGGCTGTTTTTATCGGGCAGGACCTCATGGAGAAAGTTATTCCACTTGTTACACTTGGCCTTCTCGTTGTACTCGTAAGGATGGTAGTAGGTCACATGGAACCTCGGACTGAAATCATACAGGCGGTACTCTCTCAGGTCCAGTACACCATTCTTGAAGGCAATGAGATCATGCCTCGGCAGAAGCGGATTGAAGTACCTGATGACATCGGTGAAGTATTTCTTGCAGACACCTTTATCACCAATCATCGGCACTATCCTCAGATGCTCCAGCAGCAAGTCATAGGCGGCTACAATCAGTTCCTCCCTGATAGTGACATATATCTTGTCATCATACATATAGAACTCACCATCATAATACTTAATGTTGCAGTCCTTTGCCAACAGCCTTACCTTCTCAATGAAGTCGAGTTTCTTATCAAGGTATGCCTCAGATGTCTTATAGCCCCAACGGCCCTTGAACTTCTCAAAGTTGAAGTCGCCATTGGAACACTGCCTAAGCAGACCTCCGTAAATCTTATCTATAACTGTACTGTCTCTCATTATTTCAAATTTTTGTAGGGGAGGGGAGGCTCGAACTCCCAACCTAACGTTCACGACGTTGCTCTACCAATGTCAGACTACCGACTTATAGCTACTCCCCGTACCAGTTTAATATTTCTTGAAAAGGAAACTCCTAAATTCCGCATCTTTCGTATCTTTGAGGTCTGAAATGAGAATGATTTCAGTTATAAACAGAAAAACATTGATGGCAGGAACAAACGTTAATATTAAAAATACGATTATTTGCCACATCTGGAATTTCAGCTTATCACCCTCTTCCCAGCTTTCCTTTCTACTAACTCTGCTTGTAGTATGATACGAACGGAAGAAAATCACCCACCACAGATATATTGTGATGAAGATGAACAGATAGTAGAATAGAATAGCCCAGATCATTTTCCTAACACTTTTGATACGTCAAGAATCTGGCCACTGGCACCCATGATGACAGGAACCTTGCCATCCCATTTCTCAATGAAGTCCTCTTGGATAATCATAGGACTCAGAGAAGCCGCAATAGTCTTGTTATAATAAGCCTCCGCATCGGCTTTGATCTTCATAGCCTTGGCATTACCTTCTGCCTTGGCAACGGCAATCTTAGCATTCGCCTCAGCCTCCTTTACCTCGTTCTCTGCCTTCAAGGCACTCTGAATGGCAGCGTTCTTAGCGTCAATCATAGACGTGAGAGATTTCGGTGGAGTGATCTTACTCGTAAATTCTTCGACAATGAAACCCTCTTGCATCAGAGACTTCTCAAGACGGGCACGCACATCACGCTCGAAGTTCGCACGATTAGACATGAGACTGTCAGAGGTGTACTGATTGGCACATGTCCTATATGCCTCGTAGATACAGGTCCTGATATAACCATCCTCCAGAGAACGAACATCAACACGATACTTCACGAAAATGTCACATGCCTTATCCGGATTGATGTGGTAGGCTATAGTAGGATCCATTTCAAACAGAGACGCATCCTTCGCATTCACGTTAATGGTCTCATACTGCTTACGCTGAGTAAAAGTAGGATAGGTGAAGACAGATGTGGTTATCGGGTTATACAGAACGATACCATTGCAAGTACCCTCTACACCACCGTAATTCTCAGCATCGGAACTCCACTTGTGGAACTCAATGCCAACCTCACCGCTGTCAACAACGGTGCAAGACTGAAAACACACTGCGGCAATAAGCATTGCCATCGAATAGAATAATTTCTTCATGTTGTTATTGAATTTAATGAATAATATGGTGAAATCACCAGTTGAATACCCTCGCCCAGAAACCACGGCCTTTTAGTGCCGCCAGTTCCTCTTTATACTGATCGATGAACTTACTCAGTTCAATGTTGGCCTTCTTCTGACGCTCCAGTTCTTCCTCCATCAGAGTGTTCGACTGCTGCAAAGTTCTGTTTTCAGAAGTTAGCTTGTTTATCTGCTCAAGACCAGCCTTTACTTTAATTTCAAGCCCATCTGCGACAGCTTTTAACCTGCCAGCCTCCTTTGAGAAATGAATATGGAGTTTACGCTCATTCTCAAGACCAGACTCCAACTCCCTCACCTGAGTAAGAGTAGGACGCACACGTTTCTTCACTACCTTATAAGGCTGAGGACCGTCGGCCTTCCAGTCAACATAAGCATTCCTAAGACCCTCAACAGGCACATTCTCGACAATGCTGATCTCAAGAGTCTTCTTGTCAAAGCAAAGGCCATTCTTCTTCAATGCAGCAAAGAACAGCTTCTTCTCCTTCTCTGTGGCATGACGCGCATAACGCATATCAGTACCAGCCGGAGCACCAGAAGTACAGTAGCAGGCAAGGCACTTATAGGCATCACCCTCAAACTTGTCATCAGTGAATATCCTGATGTTACCCAAACCACTCACGATAACATCACCACTCTTGAAAATACGATCCTTTCCTATCATAAATCAGATCTCCACATTTTATTCTTTACTTCTTCGTAATCTTCTATCACGTCTATGCTGTGACCGCTATACTCTATGGTGGTATAGCGAGGCTTAACACCCCAGGACAACTTGGTCTCTGGATTGGCATAGACAGCCTCGATAGAGTCAGTTCTGATGATCACCTTCTCACCATCACTGATACATGTCACTTCAATGAATCCTGCAAGATCAACCATTCTTCAATAATTCAATGGCTTTCTCCAGAGCCTCATTGACAACTTCCTCACGCAAGCAACGCTCGAACTTACGACCCTTGGCCACCTTCTCACGCTCAGCACGATAGCTCTCCAACAACTTGATACAACGATCCTTCGTCATCTTGCTCTCAGGCTTCGACTCAGGCTTAGGCATCTTGTTGGCATAGACATTGCCAAGGTCCACTTTCAGCGAATAGCGCTTAGGATCCAAAAGACTCTCCTTGATCTTCTCGTTCCACTTATCGAAATCCATCAACCATGACTTGCCATAATCACGCCCACCACCAAAAACAATCCTCTCCAAAGGACTCACATGGCTGCGTATAGCTTTCATCCTATTGATAAGTTCCTGTTCCGTCTCTTCCGGTACGCCTTTCACCCCAGGACGATAACGTTCACCCTTGAAATCGTACATCGTACCATCGTCGAACTTCATAAACAGACCATCCTTATTAAACTCAACAGATGTCTGTGAAGCAACATGACTGCGGTTGACAACATTATCAACAACAGAAATCAGCACAAAAGCAGGAAACTCATATTTATAATCCCTGCCATTGACACGGAAATAAACACCGTAGCCTTTAACGGTAACATTCTCAATCCTGCCTATCACACCACGAAGATCAATCTTCATCTTATCGGTACATAACCAGTCAGGAGCAAACTTTACCAAATCACCACGATTAAACATTTGGCTAATATGAACGAACTCAAACGATAAAAATAGACCAAAATACCATATCGGTCACTAAAACCAAACTGATTCACAACAACTTACAAGCAGAAAATAACGATATATCGAAAATTTCCAGCCTAAGCCATTTTAGTCTATCGTACCTATCTTAAATTAACCAAATTGCGATGCAAAGATACAACTTTTCGTTAATATCGTGCATTTTTATACATAAAATCCTTTGTTTATTAGGATTTTTTAATGAACGATATTATTTTTCGCCACCTATATATGATCAGTAGAGTGAACGATATTGTGACATCGTGGGCCAAAATAAAGCCGCCTGAGAGGAATTGTTAAAACGACCTGAAAAAATGGGGAAAAAATATTTTTGAGGCGACCAAGCGCACAAAAAGCGTGCCAGCAAAGGGGGTGGTAGGGGTATTAAAGGGTATTTAACACTCTTTGCAAAATTTAGTTAATATTTACACAAAACCCTTTTGTTTACACATTTTTAACACTATATTCTATATTATACCCAATAATATAGCATTGTAAATTAATTTTATTTAACACTATTTCCTTGGTTTAACAAATTTTTAGGATTCGCGCCACCTCGTCGCATTCTTTTTTCTTTACAGACTTTTTGTCAGTCGAATTTATTTTACACGTTCCTTGATTTATATCAAGTATATTTATACGCTTATGCAATTTATCTCCGGAAAGTGCTTTAAACACAGGGTTTGCGTTTTTTGGATATGCAGTAATTTCGCGAATCGAAGTAAAAAGGTTTTACATCAGATCTGGCCTAATATTTAACTTGCAATAACATTCCAGGCTGTTTGTTTAGATCTGTTAAGGAATCAGGCTATATTATGCCATAATACGGCGAAAGTTTAACTAATTTTTACTTGTGTGCGGACACATGGTAAAACGTAAGTTATTGATTATCAGCGAGTTAGCACTATTATTTTGTAAAGTTTTTTGGGGTATTGCAAGTATCGTAAAAATGTCGTATCTTTGTAATACAAGAAATGAATAAGATTACATGTTTAACAAAGGTGCGGTAGGTGTTAGGCACGCTGCAAATGCAGAGAAAGGACACCACAAATATTATGAGTAAAAAGAATGTAGAGAACATCGAGAATCAGAAAGCCGCCATCGAAGAGGGCCGCGAGTTGTCAATGCGTGAGAAAGTTGCAGCCTATATGGCTAACCACGCTGCAGAGCATTTTGCTGCTGCTTGCAACGATGTCGAGTTAGAGGATGTTGAAGAGTTGCTCGCCAACACTAAGAAAGAAGAGGGCGTTTATTGGTTGTTTACCTGTCCCGTGATTGGTGGCACTAACTCTAAGACCGGAAAGCCCAACCCCACGAAAGAAGAGTGGGAAAGCGCTAATCCTGACGCTGTGAGAGTTGACAACCTTGCCGGCCGTCAGTGGTACAAGAAACCTAAGACTCTGAATGATGCAACCGATATTGTGACGATTGCAAGCGGCTGGAATCGCTACAACGATGCTATCGAGGGTGCAGAGAAGAAAGTCGAAAACACTTTGGCCGCTGCTGCTGCTATCTTAGGTATCACGGTAGAAGAGTTGAAAGCGCTGAAAGGTATTAAGTAAGCATCCAGCGAACACCGACGAAAAAATTAGGTAGGGATTTTTCCCTACCCAATTTTTTTTGTACCAATTTTTTCTGTAATGCAGCCAGGTCAGCAGATCTGAGAGTCACAAGCCTCTATGAATTGCAGAGTGCAGGAGAAACGGGCGAGCCGAACGAACAGCCCGAACAATTAAAACGAACGAACGAATGAATTATTTGAACGAACAATTCTCTGAGTTGGCAGTTATCAGCCACAGAGAGACGGGAGAACGGATTGAGGTTTGGCCAGGTTTATTTATGAATCTGTCATTCCCAGTTGTAGAGTTGACGAACGCAGGAAGAACTTATCTTCGTGCTCTCTGCAAAGACTATTGTGCAGATAAAGTTACTGCAGACGAGGTTGTGAACAATTTCCGCCTGATTGCTGAAACGATAGACTCTGGCTACACACTTGAGATTCAAGACAAATTTGGAAGTGAGTTTACGAAACTTTTACTTGAAAATTGAACGACTATGTTAGCAATTGTAGCAGAAAGATTTCTCAGATGCGCACAGCGTCATCTTGACGAGGCAAAAGGATGGTTAGAAATCGCTGAACAAAGAGACGATCTGTTTGGTAAACGGTACGCGAACAAGAAAACCGAGTGGCATCTTGATATGGCCCGTTACTGGCAGATGGCAGCGAACAATCTACATTATGTTCCTGGCACATGGGCATATAAATTCTGAACACAGAGCACACGGAGTACGATTCTCCGTGTAATGTGGCTCACCTCACGGTGAACGGTTGCAAGCCCGTATAAACAGCATTCAAATGGTTAGATCGTAGGTGGAGACCGATGGCGTACTCAGTACGAAGTAGGAATAGCCACCGCCACGCAGAAGAAACCGAGAGGTACGAGAGTACGATGACCGACTTACACGGGCGTTAGGCCGCAGTGATTTCGAGAGTACGATGTGAGCGAGCATTACCTGTAAGGGGAGTATTCGGGAACGATGGCAGTCGGAGTTTAACGATTGCAAGTGGTGTGCCAAAAGCCCCTGTGTTCCAACAAATCATATTCTTTAGATTATTTCTCCCGTGAGGGAGTACGATAATAACGGCTGGCTACTTGCCGAGTACGACTTGAGCAATCAAGTACGATAATATCAGCGGATATTTCGTGGTGGTTCCCGTCGAAAGTACGATAACACATTTAATCACTTTAGGATGTATCGAGCCGCGTGCTTGAGCTGCATGACACCCCACCGCCGTAGATGGATTTGATGTTCGTCTGGACGTGTAGAGGAATCTTGCAGATAAGTACGATGAACGGCTGCAATGAAAGATATTAATGGGTGAGATACCCACAGCATAAAGAACGGCCTGGCAGATGACCTAATCTGCCAATATCCCACGGTTGCGGCAAAGATGCCCTGCTTAGTCAGGAAAGTCGCAGGAGAATTAACGAAGTGGGAGAGACTACGGGAGAGAGTACGATGCTCTGAGATATGCGGCCCTCCAAAAGCTAACAAGCTGGAGGTGTTTATGGACCGCGAACTATACTCGAAGACGCGCTGCTCTCTCTTTCTACAAACCATTTAAATAAGTACGATTATGAAACAGAGAATTATTTTGCATCTGACTATGTTCGTAGTCCTGATGCCTTGTTTGCTTGTGTTCAATGTCAGCAATGATTGTTGGATTAACCTGCTTGGTCTCATTTACTGCTGCTATCTTATTATCGTGTTGAATGAGAGTAAGAGAGCGCAGAAGTTTGTACGTCGTTACTATCATGAGATTCTTCGCTTGGAGAGCATGATGTAGTCTGCCTGATATTTGTGGCGAAAAAGCTGCAAATATCGCTCATGTTTAACCAACTAAAATGATTGATTTATGGCAAAGTTAGATTTACTTAAAAAGGCCGCTCAGATTCTCAGAAAGAGCGACCATTATCTGAGGAACAAAGAGAGTAATTTCTCCAGCAGATTCGATTTTGTTCAGAACAAACAGAACGGCGCAATCAGTGTGTTCAATGCAGAGAAGGATAACGATCTATTCCTGTGGGATGATTATCTAAATTGTGTTGTCGGTGCTCTTGGTTTGAGTCACTACATCACGGTTGACAAGTTTGATGTAAAGAAGCTTGTGTACTACATCTATTAGTCTCTCTTGGCTGGCTTGCATGTCAGCCAACAAGTAATAACCACTAAAAACAAAGATTATGAAAAAGAAGTTATTTGCGACAAATGCGATTTTCCGCTGTATTGTCACGCTCAAGAACGGATTCCACAAGACTCTGAGGCTGACCATCGACAAGGTGGCCATGTTCAACGCTGCATTCAAGCAAGTAAAGGAGGTTGGTCTGCTTAACGCCCGTTACACTGAGTTCATGAAGAAGATAGAATTGAACGGCTACGAGATCAAGTCGTGCAAGTTCTTCAACGAGAGGACGGGAGAGTTATTCCTGAGCCTGTAGTCTTATTTGCGGCCCGCGTGGCCGTACAATTCAACCAAACTGATAGATTATGAATATCTTCAAAGTATTGAAGCACAAGAGCGGCTTTTGGTACGTTGGCAAACTGCTGACTGTTGACCCTGATGGTGTTCCTGTATATCAGAGACTATCAGAGCTGTATTGTTACAGAGGATGGGCACTGAATTTTGCCCGTCGTATGTGTATCAAGTTATCGTAGCCTTTTCGGCATGGGTGGGTTTTATTCGTTCGTTCGCCTGCCTGTGCTGCTACAAACCAATTCTATATAATTATGCCACAACAGAGATTTATTATCATGTACGAGGATCTGTACTACACTACAGAGCCGCCAGTGTGGGGACCTACGTTCACACCGAACAAAGAGAAGGCCCACATGTTTTCATCTGAGAGCGAGGCACGTAAGAAAGCCGACGATCTTGCTACGTTCCGTCTTTCTGTTTTGCCTGTTTAGTCTCTTTTCGGCTCTTGCAAGGGCCGAACTATTCACCAAATTTTTAGAATCATGAATATTGTAGATCAGATTATGAACGAGTATCGTCAGAGACCGAATCATGGGATCCAGTTTTCCATTGAGTCCGAAGCGTATAAGTGTAGGGTGGGGGACAGGGTTTCCTTTGGCGACAATACTACCGTGTTGCAGTGTGGGAGTTTCTACAACTACCAGGACATTATCCTTGACGGCAATGTCATAGGTTATCTTGAAGAGGTACAGAGTGGCAGGCTGTTCGACCCGATGACTATTTCATTCGTCATCCCGATTGCCGACTGCTCAGAGCAAGATGTATGGGAAAAGATGCTTGTACAATTCGCCGGCAATCCACATCTGAGTGACGAGGGCGAATCTCTTGTGTTGCGCTTCGCCACACTGAATCAGATCCTTGACCACCTCTCAATCAATTAGTCTCTTGCAGCCGAACGGCTGCACTATTCACCAATACATACGAATATGAAAGCAATACAAGTCTTGAATTGGATTATCAAGCAAAGTATCTCAGGAGAAATCCTAAACTTTGTTGATGTCCCTGCTGAGAATGACGAGTTTACACCACAAACCGAAGAGTGGTGGACTGAGCAGTTTGGTTTTCCACCTCCAACACCAATCAAGGAAGGGAAATATCTCTACTATTACATGAGTTCTGAAATGGAATGGATTACTGATGAAATAGGTTTTGAGCCTGATGTAACAATAGAGTTGCCAAATGAGGATAATATGTTTGGATCAGATCTTATTTACCTTTATCGCATGGAGGATTGACTATGGCAAAGGCAAAACTCAAATGGCTCACGTTCACTGATAATCCTCAGTGGGGCCGTTATTTTATCGGAGAGAGCGACACCAGGAGCGAGGCCGTTGACAAAGGTAAGGCAGCAGGCAAAGGAAAGTTTGTCGTGGAGCGTCGCTACAAATGGAAGTAGTCTTGAGCGGTTCTTGCATGAGCCGCACAATATAACCTGAATATAACCCAAATATAACCCGATTATGATTGAAGTGAAGAAAACCACCTATATGGTGGATGGATGCCAGGAGCCTTGCTTTGAGGTTTCCGACGGCTACGCTATGGTCCGTATTGCAAAGATGTACCACTATATCGGTGGGAATACTCTTGCAATGAGTGAGTATCTTGATGGCGAGTGGAATGGCTCAGACGAGTGGGATGGAGATTTCGATTCTCTCACGGAGTCAGACGCAAAGGCTCTTGCACTCAAGTATTCTGCTTATCTCGATTAGTCTCATTATCATTTTCGTGATGTCGCGAAAATGATACAATAACCAATTATTTACGATTATGGAATTACTTATCATTAACAACGCATTTGCAGATTGTTTCACTATCTGCATCGATTCAGAAGTAAGCGTAGGCATTGAGCGGGCCAAGAAGTCTTATGAGCGTGACAAGGCTACATACGAAAGCCATCTTGTAAACTATCCGAACATGGCTGACCATTGGCAGTTTCAACTTGACAAGACAAACAAAATCCTGCAATCCGGCTTCCGTGCCGTTACATGGGAAGAGTATTGCAAACTCCAGCGTGAAAGATGGCTTAGCAAAGAGCCGAAGGAGATCACAGAAGAAGACTTTTACTACGCTTTAAATGTCCTGCCGCCTAAGAAATGGATCCGCAACGAGCGTTATTCCATGTTTTTCATTGGAGAATGTACTACCATGACTTTCTATGGTCAGTATCTACAAGACAAGGAAAGCGGTAAATACTATTATGCCATGGCCGACATCTCCGACGAATCCACTTGGCTTGACAAGATGCTTAATCTCTAAACTTCCTGGCGATTATCGCCATGAAGTACAACACACCAATATTTACGATTATGATTATTACAGAAGAAACAAAGAAACGCTTTATGCGTATGCTTGCTGACATGCAGATTATTGTCATTCAGCACAAGTGTCACCGTGCTTCTTACTTGTTCAAGTTTATCGGTGCCAACGATGCAGGCAAATGGGATTTCACACCTATGGTTGTAGATGTTGCTGGTATCGAGTACAATGGCGAAATGAGCACGGAAAACCTATCTGTTTTAGGCAAGGATGCTGCAGACATTCTCACCAAGGTTGTCAAGAAATTGATGTGCGGAGGTAATTGGATGTTTGCAGAGACCTACCACGAAATCTATGAGAAGGTTCGCGAGCATATCACAACCTTCTATATGTAGCCTCTAATCATTTTCGTGACCTCACGAAAATGGTACATTAACCCCTAAAAATAAAAGAATATGGAAAATTCAATTATGACAGATGCAAAGCGCATCAACGAGATTACTGGCCGTCCGATGGCAGAGTGTGAGAAACAGGCTCAGCAGATTGCAGAGTGTATCAAGGAAATGAACAGTCGAATCGTTGAGTTCTACTACATGAAGAAAGATGGATCCAAGCGTCAGGCGTTCGGCACATTGCAGCCGGAGGTGATTGTTCCTATTATCAGTCAGGCACCAGAGCGCAAGCCTAATCCCGACCTTGTGACGTACTACGACACAGAGGCACAGGCATTCCGTTCTTTCAAGAAGGTCAATTTCATCGAGTACGTCAAGCAATCTCAGGCATGAACAAGTTCGTTGTATATGCCTGGTGTTTCTTTCTTGCCTCACTGACATTCGGTATATGGACTATCCCGATGGTCATTGTGGCAGTACTATTGATTCTGTTTCTTCTCCGGAAGAAACCTGATTGGTTCAAATGAAAAGTCTCAAGCCGTGCAAAGGACACGGCACTCATTATGTTTCACCATTTAAAAAGAAAGAATTATGAAAGAGATCAAGAAAACTATCGAGAGCTACAAGTATGTTTACGTTGCCATTGACGGAACAGAGTTCGAAGACAAGGAAGAATGCTGCAAGTACGAGCATAGTGCGAAAGGTGTAATTGTGACGAAGTTCTTGCCGCTTGTTGTAAAGCAGAAGACAGAGTTCGAGATTTTTGGTGCAGGGAATGATGATTCTATGATTAGCATCGTGAAGCTCGAATCTAAGGAAGATGCAGACATAGTTCTGCAGCTCTATCTCCTGAACAATCCTTATATGGCCAAGGATGACAGAAAGAAAGATCTCGAAGCTATTGCTTCACGCATTCGTCGTGCTGCCGAGCAGAGAGATTACATCTTCATCGGTCACGGTTACGAAGGTGATGATTTTTGGTTTGCAGGAACACGCAATGAGCATATTGAATGCCTCAACAAAATCTGTGAGCCAGAGACCGAAACCAAAACTGCATCTGAGTAGTCTTTATCTCCCTTTGCATAGGGAGAGCTTCTAACCACAAAATTATGAAATATGAAAAGAACTGAAATTGTATTAGAGTTTATGAAGGTTGTTGCTCCTGTTTTTGCTCAGCAGGGCAGTGCGTTAATCAAGCAGTTGGCCGACGCAGGTCACGATCCCAGTAAATGCACATCTGGCGGCATGGACTTGCTTCATGCTTATGCAAAGAGCGCAAGGGAGTGGGCCGAAGCTTTTGCAGACGAATACGAAAAGGATTAGTCTCTCCAGGAGCCTTAGCATAGGCTCCTACTATTCACCAAAACATTACAGAATATGAACAAAGACAAATCTATCTACGCTTGCTATGAAGAAATCAAGCAACGTGAAATCAGTGAGCTAATGGAGAAAGTACGTCTCATGAAAGGACAATACGTTTTTCAAACTCTCGAAGCTCCATGCGTCTTGGTAAACTTCGACGATGGGCCGTGTGAAGATGTGCGTGTTGGCTCTGTTGAGATTCAAAATGTCAGTGAGACAGAGATCCTATGTATCTTTGACACATTTGGAAATCAGATAAAGCTATCTGATATTGCCTACGGCCACATTGAGTTCATAACAGAGTCTATTCCATGCAGGACATTCTCACAAGAAAGTTTCTGTATATCAAGACTGAGCCGTGAAGACCTTGATAGCATAGGTTTTGATACGTCAGATATTGATGACAAGACAATGCAGAGACTTGCAGAGAAGCTTGGCGATGACTATTGTGAACAGTTATTCTGGACTTCGCTTGAGATTATTGCAGAGGAAGGGTTCAATATTCCCCGCAAAGAAGGATGATCCGAAGAGGACGATGATGACGAATAGAAGTCATAATTGTAGTTTTTAGTTGGTTGAGGTGGGGCCGTTTACAGCGACCTCACCTTTCAATTATTCACCAAAAACTTATTGAATATGAAAATTGACATTTGCAAAGTAACCAGTAATCCAGATTTCGCAAGGATGGCTGCAGAATATCTTGCATACTCATTGCAGGACGTGAAGACGTATCAAAACCTCACCCCAAAGGAGCGAGAGATTATCAGCGAGGAGATGTTCAATAGCATTCAGCATCTTGACACAAGACAAATGTTCACCGAATTGAAACAGAAACACCCAGACGCAATCTTGCTTTTCAGAATAGGTGATTTCTATGAGGCTCGCGACAAAGATGCAGAAGTCTGCTCAAGCATCCTTGGCATCACGCTTACGGTCAGAACTAACGACAAATTGGCAGGCTTCCCACATCATGCACTTGATACATATCTGCCAAAACTCATTCGTGCCGGCCATCGTGTAGCCATCTGCGATCAGTTGGAGGATCCGAAAATGACAAAGAAACTCGTAAAACGAGGCATCACAGAACTTGTCAGCCCCAGACTTACTTAGCCTCAGCCATTTTCCCATTATCGGGAGAATGGTGCTCTAACCAAAATTTTAAGAGTATGAAAGAAAGAACGTTTTTACCCGTGAACTGTTGGGCAGCGGAAGATATTCCATCCAACAAAATCATTGATGCAAATCCTGAGAATCTGAGCAATGCAGAGTTGCTTTCGATTATCCTTGGTACAGGTTCCGACAAAGAAACATCTGTTGACTTGGCGAGAAGGATTCTCATGTCTTGCGACAATAATCTTGCAGAACTCTCTAAGAAAACACCTCGCCAACTCACATATATGCGTGGTGTCGGCAAGCAGAAAGCTGCAAAGATTATTGCAGCAATGGAACTCGGAAAGCGCAGGCAGAATCAAATACTGTCTGATAAGCCTGACTTGGGTACGGCTTGCCGTATCTACAATCACATGCACCCAATCATGCAGGATCTCGACGTTGAAGAGTTCTGGTGCCTTTTTATAAATCGTAACTACAAACTTATCAAGAAGTTCCGAGTGTCGAGAGGTGGACTTACAGAAACAGCCGTAGATATTCGTATCATCATGCGTGAGGCCGTTGTCTCAAATGCGACAATCCTTGCAGTATGTCACAATCACCCGTCTGGAAATCTTACTCCATCTAAGTGTGATGACGAACTTACAACGTCAATCAAGCGTGCTTGTGAAGTAATGAGAATCTATTTCCTGGATCACGTTATCATTACAGATGGCGCATACTACAGTTATCATGAGCAAGGGCGCATTTAGTCTTCTTTTTGACCACCTTTTTGACTGAGGTGGTCAAAACCATAACCAAACTTTTACGAATATGAATAAAAAAGATTTATTGAGTTATTGCTGGAAGCATAGTCTGTTCGGCAATGTCGTAACAACCGACGGGAAGAGTGTTGACATTTTAGATCCAGGATTGCACAATCGCAACGAAGGGCCTACGTTTTTCAATGCGAAAGTCAGATTCAACAACACTCTTTGGGTGGGTAACGCTCAGATTCTCGTAAATTCCTCAGATTGGTACTTGAATAGTTTTGATCGTAATCATAAGTACGACAATGTTATTCTTATCATCTGTGACATCGTGGACTCAGAGGTTACAAACTCGAAGGGTGAGACTATTCCGATAGCACAAGGCATTATTCCTGAGAATGTCACTCGCAACTGCAATACTCTCATGGGACTTGGCGGCGATTTCCTCTGTCATAGTTATGTCATGGAGTATTCTACGACACTTATGCGTCATGCGTGGTTGTCTGCTATGCAAACAGAATGGCTTGAGCAGAAGACTGAGCATCTACGTCAGATCTACCGTCAGAACAAATCAATGGAAGACACGTTCTTTATCTCTCTGTTCAGCAGCTTTGGCTTTGGTGCCAACGATGATGTAATGGAGAAACTTGCAAATGCGGTTCCTATGAGTGTTATTGACAATTATCGCGACGATCTGTTTCAGATAGAGGCCATCATCTTAGGCCAGGCTGGCTTGATTACAGACATAGAGTGTGTTCCAGAGAAGTTTCATGATAAAACCTTGATGGAAGGATATTTTCAGAGACTCCGTAACGAGTATCTGTATCTTGCCCATAAGTATTCGATGAAACCAATCTCTGCAAGATTCAAGCCGTTCAACCGACGCTTCTCCAGCCCTCATGTGTACCTGTCGATGCTTGCAAACCTCATTTACAGAAGATCTATCAGCAGCAGCATAGTCACTGGTCTTGCTTCTGCAAAGGAAGTCATGGATCAGCTCTTCACAAAGGCTACTCCATATTGGGAAATGCACAATCAGTTTGGTGCCATTACAAACAAGACAGAGAAGAAACTGAGTTTCGATAAGATGTCGTACATCATGGCTGCTTCCATCGTTCCGTTCCTCTTCTTCTATGGAAGAGAGAAGTCTAATGAGGAAATCTGTGACCGTGCTTTCGACATCATGGAGCAGATGAAGGTTTTCTCTACTGCAGAATCATCGTCTTTCGCCAAGCACGGATTGGAGCCGGCTACAGCAGGAGATACGATTGCGCTAACTCAGATGAAACGTGAGTATTGCCAGAAGCACGACTGCCTGCGTTGTCGCTTTGGCTTTGAGTTCATTAGAAAGCATTAGTCTCTTAGAGAGCCTTGCATGGCTCTCACTATAAACCAATCTAAAAGAATTATGGCATTATACACTGGAGAAGAAGCGAGGAAAATAGTTCACATGATTCTCGCTCATTACAATGAGGACAGCAAACGCTATCCTCTGTTTATTGGCTGTTGTGGCTACTTTGAGAATGAGGATGGCACTTGGTCCGCATGGGATAACATGACGGGCGACTGTTGGTGCGAGGATTTCAAGACCAAGAATGAGGCCATTGCCTACGTCGAAGAGTATCATTAGTCTATCATGGTTGTGAAACATGCTTCACAACCATCAATCAACTTTTAAAACAAAGAATTATGAACAAAGTAGATTTAAGAAACGGCCTTGACTATTGCCGTAACTATATGATCTCGCAACTCACTCAGTATGTTCTTGAGCATGGTGAGGAAATGTGTGATTATTATCGTAACGAACATGGTATAGATGATGACGAGGTTCTTAAACTTATAGACCTCGCTGACTGCGGTTGCTATTTCTCGTTGCCACAGAAGTTCCAGGCAGAGAATAATGAAGATGATTACGAACATTCTGCTTTCTGGACGTTATATGTAATTAGGGAAAGCGATGGCGAGATCAATTTGATGTATTATCGTTTCTATAACTACGGATTTGATTTCGACGATGAACTATCTGAGCCTGATCACGACTATGCAGCCAGCCTTCCTATTTCGGCACTGGAGTATATATATGAAGCCGTCCTATCGATTCCAGATTAAGTCTTTTTAACTGCCGATTCGTCGGCAGTGCTAACAACCAAATAGTAAACTATATTCAAAATTGTACAGAATGTGCGTTCGCTTGTGCCCTTCACTTGTGCCCTTGATTTCTCAAAGTGCATGTGTTTATCGGTGTTTAGTTGTGCCCTTTGTTGTGCCCTTTAACTGGTAAATAATTGACAAATATTGCTTAGATATAATGTATTTTGTAAATAATATTTATAAAATATCGAATTTCTTTCCGAAGTCTTTACAAAATATGCCACTTGGGCACAGCAAAGGGCACGGCGCTCTTTCTGATAATCAATGTGTTACAAGCATTTGGGGCACAACGTAGGGCACAAAACGCGCGTGTATTTATAAGGTACGCACGTTAATATAATTATATAAATATATTAATATAATAATATAAAAATATAGGTTTCGATCCGAAGTTAAAATTGTGGTCTCTGGCTGTTAAATCTTCTAAAGCAGCACTATATTATAAAATAATATTATAACTTTGCATTATGAAAGAATTGAGAGGGCTCACTTATGAGCAAAACAAGAAGTTTCGCTACGCAATAGAGTGCGGCTACTTCGACACATGGGAGCAGGACCCTCGAAAGTGGAAGCATACTTTCATTGGTGCTTTCCTTTGGAAATACCCTTCAAGGGTAAAAGTCCTGAATATACTCAAGGATATTATCGGCAATATGCCTGTATGGGAAGACATCAATGATGAAACATTGCGCGACCTTATTGATGAACTTTCTGCAAATGAACTTGCACCCGGATCTATACGAACGATGTGTGCAGAACTGAAAGCCGTACTAAACGAGAATGCCAGGCGCATACCTTCTACAGACTTCGCAAAGATTCTGTCTATCAAAGGTACGGCTACTCAGTCCACTTATCTCACAGTCCACGAAATGGAATTGTTCTTGTCTTATGTTCCAAAAACAGATATTGAGCATTTCGTACATCGTACCTTCTGTGTGTCTATGCTTACTGGCGCACGTCAGGTTGACGCTGCCCGTCTTACGATAAGTAACTGTGACATGGAAACAAACATGCTGTCCTATGTTCCTCAGAAAACTCCAGGGCTTATCGTCAGAGTTCCCGTTGATGAAAGACACGGCTTGCGCAATTTCCTTGCCGACGTGAATCTTGAGCCGTGTTGCCTTGATACGTTCAATGATGTGCTTAGAAGAATATGCAGCGAGATAGGAATTGAAACGGTATGTACCGTTGTCAAGGCAGGAAAGAATATCACAGAACCCAAATGGAAACTTGTCAGCTCTCACACGGCCAGACGAACGTTTGCCACGAACCTCTATCTTGCTGGTGTATCTCTTGAAGACATAGCAATGATGATGGGACACGGAAAGAATATTGAAACGACTAAGCGGTATGTCTGTGCAGAGCGCACACTGAATCCAAATGTCATGTCTTACTTCCAGCCATAGTCTCAGGGCAGCTCTCTGCCCACCAAATAACCAATAACTCTTCTGACGGCATTATCAATCTTTCGCTGATCGGTGGCCATATATCGCGACGTAACATTCTTAGCCCATGAGTGGCCGAGGCACATGCCTATAGTTCGCTCAGATATATCAAGGTCATTGGCAGCGATAGAACCGAACGAGTATCTGGCTGAGTAAAGGGTAATCTCAGGACATATAGGCTCATACTCCATCTTACGGAGTTTTCCTACTTTGTCCTTTACCTTATGAGAAGGTCCAACCTTCTGCAGAGCATCATTGCAGGCTCTTGCGAACGAACGATAGGAGTTTCTGCAGTCCATAAATCCGGTGAGCCATCCTTCATCCGATGGATAGCGATCAATGATTTCTTGCGCCTCTGGAAGTACAGGCAGCGTGATTGTCCTAATCTTTGTGGAACCTTGCTTGTTGGTCTTCTGCCTTACGAATGTCAGATGACCGTCTTTTATTGCGTCTGATTTCAGACTCAGCAGATCTACGGGGTTGATGCCAGCAAGGTAGAAACTCAGAAAGAAGAAGTCAACGTATGGCTTCTGCCATGACTCGCAAGGGTAGTCACGCAGTCTTCTGAGGTCTTCAACGGATATATTGTTTGGAACGGTTTCTTCTTCCACGATATGATAATCCAAGAAGGGATAGTTCTGTGTAAGGCCACGCTTTCGTGCCCAATTGAAGACGGCACGTATATTTCGCAGTTCCTTGCCGACACCGTTGATACTCATTCCTTCTTCTATATAGTGTGATCTGAACGATTCTATCCACTCTTTATCTATTGACAGGCCTGCCTTGCTATCAAAGTCCAGGACCTTACGGGCTGTCAGTTCATAGATGGATCGTGTTTGTTCCGTTTTTGTTCCGGCAAACTCGTAGATGTAATCGGATAGGGTAGAGGTTTTCGGTACCATGCCGAAGACTTTCTCTTGGATTTCCTTCTTGAGTTGTTTGTTATCAGTCTTGGATAGTTCAGACTGCAGGCACAGAACTTCAATGTCAGCAAGATACTTACCGAGAAGTGTAGTCTTAGCTTTCCCAGCTTTATCAGCTTTGGGAAAGAGCATACCAACCAGTTTGTCGGTAGTAGTGAGGCCCGTATTCACGAAGAAACGGCCTTGCTTGTTCTTTACTACGACGTACACAGGATATGTGCCGTCAGAGTTAGATCTCGTTGTGTCAACGTAAGGATGGATTCTCATTTGAGTTGAATTTTGTTTGTTAATACTTGCTGACCATTATTTCGGTCAGCATTCTGATTGCTGTTTGATTTGCTGACTTTTTTCAGCCCTCAAAAACCCGCAAAAACGGCATTTTTCAACTCAGATTTGCTTATCTCTAAGCCTTTTCTTTCATAGGTTTTCGGCGTAACCGCCTGATTATCAATGTAGAGCGGAATACGGGAATCGAACCCGCCTCCCAGGCTTGGGAAGCCCGTGCACTACCGATGTGCTAATTCCGCTTACAGCAAATTTTCGGATTTTCTGAGAGCCGATACCCGGACTCGAACCGG